TTACTCGGCCATGCTGACCCCAAAACCACCATGCGCTACATTGGGGTCAGCTCGGCGACCGAACGCGCAGCCGTGGCGCGGCTGACGTTTCGTGCCGATATGCGGGCATAAAGTGGGGGTAAAATCCCCCCATCTCCACCAGTTGTTAAGGTGCTGCTTAATAAGCCTTGACAACAAGTCTTCCTCTGGTGCGTAGGCGACACACAGAGCAGAGGAAGACAAAGCCTTGCCCTGTTAGTTAACCGTCAGGGCAAGGCTTACTTTTTTTAGTTCTTTAGCTTCGGGTACATACTCCAATAAGTCTGCAACATCGCAATTAAAGGTCTGACACAGACGTTCAAGAGTCTCAAAGTCGACTCTTGTTGTCCTCTCGTTCCATAGTGCATTAGCCCCACCAGCAGACATTCTGACCGCAAACATAAAATCTGTGGCGGTCTTAATGCCATGTTCCATCGCCTTTTCGCGAATCTTCCACCGGATCGGCATAGTACCTCCTATACAATCCATCCCTGCCCTAAAAGTATAGCATCAACCGAATACACTTGCAAGTATTGCGTTATAGTACGTTGTGTGATATAATTATATCTAGTCAGGAGTAACTAGTTAAGTGTAGGTACGACATGAAACGCGAAAACACAACCACCATCACAATTGAAGGCGTGTACGAGGGGTACGTGATCACGGTCACGTTTCACGGTTGGGTCGAGCAGGTGCCGGCGGCGGTGCAGCGCTTGCAGGCGATGGGGGTGCAGCCAGTGCCTGCGGCGACGGTTAGCAAGGGAGAGACGGACGCATCGGCAGAGCGGTCAGATCGTGCAGATCGCCCGTCGCCCAGTTTTACGCCTGACGGGGTGCCGTGCTGCCCCATCCACCAGCGCGAAATGAGACAGGGGCGATGGGGCTGGTATTGCCCGGCCAAGGATGGCGATGCATTTTGTTCGTTTACCTGGAAACCCAAGAAAGCGAAGAAAGGAGAGACTGCATGATGCTCGTATCGGTTGCTGCATTACAGGCAGACATTGACCGTGCAGTCAATGATGTCGCAGGGGCGTATACCCCTGCGCTCATTACTGATGCTTTGAACCTCTTGCGAACCGCACGGATCGCTTACGAGCGAGGCGTTCTTGCGTGCAACGATACCGTGGTGGTGCGCGAGTCTCGTTGCACGCAGTGCCCGTCCGATTCTGGCCACTGTGTGCATACGGTCGTGTACCAGATCGTGGTGCGCGCATTGTATTACGAAGCGGAACGGCTTGTCAACGAATTGTTTGCAGCGTAGGGGGGGAGTATGGCCGCGTACACATTGACGATTACCTGGTGCAATACCCGATACACCTACACGCTGGTCAAGCAACGTCGTGCCTGGTGGATTACCGGCACCGACATCATCGATCACCGGAGCGGCGATACAGCATCGTCACTGTTGACCAAACTGCTGGTGCGTGCGATGCGATCTATCGGAGCAACAACCGAACCGGTCACGATCCGTATCCAGGGTATGCCGGGGCCTGTGGTGGGCGTGCTGACCTATCGCGATGATGGTGGTACGTGTATGGTTGAGCAGGCAGTGCGCGTGTCAGCGTCCGCGACCGGCCTGCTGACCATACCATCAGGAAGTCGCCACGATGTTGCTGCAACGTTTATGAACGCGCTTTGCACACAGGAGAACGGACATGCGTGAATGTTATCTATGGCTGTCATGGCGAACCCGGCGCCAGCAACAACGCCGACGACGAACGGTATGTTTTGAGTTTCATCAAGACATGGTTGGGTACAGGACGTGTTGGGAGCTTATCTCGCCCACAGGCCGGCCAGATCGCCGAGTGTTGGCCACGGCATTAGACGATCTAACGGTGTTTGACACGTTCTGGGCCTATCTGCGCACGCTCGACATCACCGGCACAGTACGGGTGCGCTGGGCGGCGCTGCGCTCGTCGGACTATGGCAGCACCACGGTCGTGGCCGACCGATTACTTGGCACCGTACAGTCATTACTACGTATTGAAGGAGCACAGTGATGGAACAGCGATGGATAACCTCCGTGACGATTGGCAACGGCGCGATCAGGGTGTACGTGCAATACACCACCACGAAAGTGGTGCTCATCGATATCGAGTGGATTGACGCTCAAAACGACGTGTGCCGACGGCTCTTTCCTGATCCCGGCGTTGAGTTTCTTGATGAACAAGGGGGAGATTGCCATCGCCAGGCATTGACCGTGGCCGCTTATTTGGCAACACAGTTTTGGGAGTGAGATGGCACTACGATGCAGGTACCCTGCCGGCGAGCGATCTGGTGCTCGCTCGTCGGCTGTGGCGAGGCGGTACCACCGCGACCTCGAGGCCTCGAGGCCCTCGAGGCGGTGCTCGCTCGTCGGCTGTGGCGAGGCGGTACCACCGGTGCCGGCGGACTGGCGGGTGATTATCCGATGTTGCCGACGGGGGAGACGATGGATTACATCATTTATTTAAGTGATTCGGATTTCATTGTTGAACTGAGCATCACACGCGATGACGGTGCTGTCAGTGTCACGGTATCGAGCTGCTATGTGCCCGATCCTGATCTGACATATATTTACGCAACGGTGCGCGACGCATGCTGCGATCAGCTTATGACCTGGTTGGAGATGATCCCGTGGAACGGGCCTGTGCGATGCGAGGTGTCAGGTCTCCTGCTCGCAACGATCCGGTTGGAGACCAAACTCGATATATCTGGTTGCCATAGGAGGTATGGTCATGCATGTACAGGTGATAACCGGAGATTGTTCGCGCAGTGGGTTGCCATGTCTGCGCGAGAAAGGGAAACGGCAGACCACGATTGGCCGGGCAGTCATTATTGCCCGGCCAGATGGCAGTAAACCGCGCTACATTGCGCGATGTGGGCGTGGTGATGATGGCCAGGTGGTGATTCCTGTCCGGCCTGGCTACTGGGTGCTCGAAGCAAGAACCTGGATTGACTGGGAGGCAGATGCTCGTGTGTATGCCGGCACTGTTGATCGGGTGCTTGACGCCCAATCCGGCAATACCACCATCTTACTGGTTCGTATCGCAGAGTATACCGTCATGCTCGGATGTGATGGCGAGACGACGGCGGCGCTTGCGGCAACGGCAGTGACGGCATCACAGGTGCCGTCGCTGTTGCGCGATGCGCTGTGCGCATTGCTCGATAAGGTGTCATCGCGCCAAGCAGGTGTGTTTTATGCGCTACCGAGGCAACGACGATGACGATCACGATTGACCCACGCTGATATGCCCACTGTTTTTACTGTTTTTACGGAGTTTTTGCAGGAGGTGTGATTCATATGCCGTGCCTGGTCATCTGGCCAACGCGACTCATTCCATGGCCGGTGACCAGGCATGGGCCTGTTAGGAGACCCCATGAAAGCAAAACCCTTTTTGAAATGGCCTGGCGGCAAACGTCAGCTTGTGCCGGCGCTTGCGCGGTACATTCCAGCGCGTTTTGGCCGCTATCACGAACCGTTTGTCGGTGGCGGCGCACTCTTCTTTTACCTCTGGAACCAAGGTTTGGTGCGGCATGGGGCTATCCTGAGCGATCTCAACGCGGAACTGATTGATTGTTACCTTGCCGTGCGTGACAACGTTGAGGAGCTGATTGATCTGCTCCATCGTCTGCAACCGTATGTGACCGACCGTGATTTCTTCTACGATATTCGCAGGTGGGATCGCCAACCAGATTTTGCCCATCGCTCGCGGGTGGAACGCGCAGCCCGTACCATCTTTCTTAATCGCACCTGTTACAATGGCCTCTATCGTCTGAACAAGAAGGGGCAGTTCAACGCACCCTTTGGCGATTACAAGAATCCGCAGATCGTTGACCGCAATACGCTCCGTGCGGCAAGTCGTGCGTTACGCGATGTCGAGCTGCGGGTAGCCGATTTCGCGGCTGTGCTCGATGAGGCACATGCGGGTGATGTCGTCTACTTCGATCCGCCGTATGTGCCGGTTAGCAAGACGGCATCTTTTACCAACTACACGAACGATGGGTTTGATGCGTGCGATCACCGGCGGCTGTCCATGGTCGTTCAGCATTTGATGGCGCGGCAGTGTTTCGTGCTGCTCTCCAATGCATCAACACCGTTGACGCATCAGTTGTACGCTGACACCTGCCGAATCGATGTTGTCCAGGCCAGGCGGGCTATCAATTGCCATGGTTCGCGTCGTGGGCCGGTTGCAGAATTGATCATATCACCGCTATAATACGAATGAGGCAAGCATATGCTTGCCTTTTTGTCATATGAATCTTGATCTGACGACCATTCTTGTAAGCCTCGTATCCGCATTGCTCGGCAGTGGCGGCGTTGCGGCGTATGTTCGAGCCGTGCATCAATCACGAATCGAGCTCTTGCAGCTCTCCCTTGAACGAATCGGGAAACTCGAATCGAGTATCACAGACCTCGATGCTCGCAACGACGCGTTGATACAACAGAACGCAGAGCTTCGGGGAAGAATCGCCGTTTTACAGCGCGAGAACGACGAATTAACAAAACGGATGGAATATCAGCGTCGTCTCATAGACGAACTCCAACAAAAAGTTGCCGTGCTCACGGCATTTGAACGGGAAAACGCTGATTTGCGGCAAAAACTCCAGATTGAAATGTCAAAGCGAGAGTTTTTAGAGCGCGAAATATTGATCTTACGGCAAGAAGTACAGAAATTACAATCATCAGGAGAGTAACATGTCCGATACTATCATTATGCAGGCACTGGCAGCCACCACGATTGTTCATGGATCACCGAATCCAGCACATGATGGTATCTGGCAATTAACATCGTTGGCCACGCCGGGTATTCACGCTGGCCCGTGTAATGCCACGACGTGGGGCATTGAAGTGGTCGGTGATTTTAATGCAGCGCCCATGCCAGCGGCGACCGGCGAGCTGCTCATTCAGGTTGTTACAGCGTTAGCTCGGGTTCGAGGCTTGGCTATCACGCCACATACGGTGCGCGGCCATCGTGATTGCATGCCGGAGCGCACCTGTCCAGGCTCGTTTGTTGATCTGGATGAGCTACGGCAGCGAGTGACAGCAGCGCTGGCAGCGACTGATGCGGTTACTGCGACAAGTTCCATCCTCGCGCTCCCCCGGTGTCCAATACACCGTGTCCTCCAGGCGCTCCGACGGCATCCATCACCGCACTACACCGATGCCGATTGTGCGCTGGTGATCGTACCGACGTACTATGCTGTGGCGACCGAGGTTGGGGTAGACCCGTTGATCGCCATCGCCCAGTGCATGCATGAGACGGGGTGGTTATCAAACTGGTGGTCTGCCCGGCCACGACGCAACCCGGCCGGTATTGGGGTAACCGGTGTGTATCGGATGACGGAACCACCCGATCCAACAGGATGGGCCTATCACGCCGAACGCCGGCGATGGGAGGCGGGCGTATCGTTCCCGTCGTGGCAAGAGAGTATTCGTGCCCATGTCGGGCGATTACTGGCGTATGCGACCCAGCCGTCTGACCGAACAGCGGTGCAGCAGGCGCTGATTCGTGACGCCCTGCGGTATCGTCCGTTACCGCGTGCCTACCATGGCGCAGCCCCACGATTATGCGATCTTGATGGTCGGTGGGCAGTCCCTGGCGTTGGTTATGGGCAACGGATTGCCGCGATAGCCAATCAGATCATCACCGCATGATTCGCACATGATGATTCGCGGGAGGATGTGTGGCACGGAAAGTCGCGCAAACGGCAGCACAGAGTACGGTGATTGATCACCGCATCCAGTCGCTTATTTTACAAGGATTGACGCCTCGTGAGATTACTGACCGGTTGCGATCTGACGGGCTGGTGCTGTCCGTGCGGGCGGTGCAGTTGCGGTTGCAACGGCTTGCTGCGCGTGTGCGTGCGGATCGTGCAACCAAGATCGAACAGGAAGAGCAATTACTGACGTGGATCATCGAGCAAGCCATGCAAGTATGGCAAGCCCAGCCTGGTGGACGGTCGTGGGCAGCGTTGAACGTGATGATCAAAGCCAGTGAAAGCCGGCGGCGATTGCTTGGCCTGGATGCGCCGGCACGCAATAAGCACCTGGTCATGGACGGCGACCCGATCACGATCATTGAGGTGACTCCCCATGAGCATCTGGCAACGTCACGGCTCCAGGCTGACGGTGCATTTGCACCGGGGTCAGATGCAGGCATGGCAGAGTGATCGCCGGATCGTGCTTGTGCTGGCCGGCACGCAAGGCGGCAAGACAGTGTTTGGCCCGCTCTGGCTCTACCGTGAGATGCAACGACGAGGGCCGGGAGATTACATGGTGGTGACGCCGACATACCCGTTACTCGAACTCAAAGCGCTACCGGAGTTTCGGCGGCTCTTTGAGGACGCGCTGCGGCTTGGCAGCTATAAAGCCTCGCCTTCGCGTCAATTTGTTGTCTCTGACGATGGCGCACGGCGTCTGTTTGGTAGGGTGCCGGATCAACCGACGCGCGTGGTGTTTGGCTATGCCGGCGAACCGGAGTCGTTGGAGAGTGCGACTGTTAAAGGGGTGTGGATCGACGAAGCTGGTCAGCGTCGGTTCAAGCAGGCGTCGTGGGAGGCTATCCTTCGCCGTGCGGCGATCTACCAGGCGCGGATACTCATAACGACGACCCCCTACACACTGTCGTGGCTCAAAACGGACGTGTATGATCGGTGGGTTCAAGGTGACCCCAATATCGGTGTGGTTCGGTTCGCGAGTATTGATAATCCGACGTTTCCACGCGAGGAGTATGAACGAGCAAGAGCTGTCTTACCAAGGTGGAAGTTCGACATGTTTTATCGGGCCGAATGGTCACGTCCGGCAGGGTTGATCTACGATTGCGTCGGTGAGGCTCATTACGTGCGACCGTTTCCCATTCCGTCATCGTGGACACGGTACGTGGGCATAGACTTCGGCGGCGTCAACATGGCAGCCGTGTATCTGGCCGTAGACCCCGACAGTCAGTGTGCCTATGTGTATCGAACCTACCTCCACCGCGGGTATCGCACGATCCAGCAACACGTGCGTGCAATCACTGCCGGTGAGCCTGCCCAGCTCATTGCCGTTGGTGGTGCCGAATCAGAGCAGCAGTGGCGCAATGAGATGGCAACATATGGCTTGCCGGTGAAAACGCCACCGGTGCGTGATGTTGAGGTAGGCATTCAGCGGGTATATCAGCGTTTCAGTCAGTACCGCCTGCTACTGTTTGATCATCTGGATGATCTTGAGCGCGAGCTGGTACAGTACTCGCGTGTCATCGATGCAACCGGCGAGCCGACAGAGGCGATTGAGGATAAACACGCCTACCATCTGCTTGACGCCTTGCGCTACGTCGTTGCGTATCTTGACCATCCCCGCCCGGTACGTGAGCGTCCGACCGTGTCGTACAGGAGTTTTGCATGATGTTCCGCGAGCAGTTGTCTCAGTTACCGCTATCTCCCGTTGCGGATCACGCACAACGGTTTTTCACCGGCGATCACTGGCAGGATGGCCGGCAATGGATTGGCCCGCGACCGTCGCCGGACGACGCTGGTGCGACGGATGCCTGGGCCGAGATCAAGCGCACCTTTGTCAGCCGGAACGTGGTGCGCGAAGTCGTTGAGCGATTGGTCGGTGCGGTCACGAGCCGCGTGCAGTGGCGCGTGACGACCGATCAACCATCACGTGCCACCGATGCAGCGATGCGCGAGATGGAGCAGGGATTGCTCGATTGGTGGGAGCGGCACAACCTGGATGTTGTCGTCCTGCATGTCGTGGCCAGGCTAGCCTTAATGCAGCGGGTGCCGGTACGTCTTGTGGTCGTCCAGGATGATCGTCCCGTAATGGATCGGATTATGGTTGACTTGCCCGCTCCCACCGTTGCCGGCATCATTCACGACGACCGTAAGCAACCGATGAGTGTGTACGAGCCGGATGATACGTATAGCGAGGTGAGTCAGGTGCTAACTGATGGCACGACGAGTTTTACCGTGCGCACCCGGCAGAGGGAGACGGAACGAGTTGATACGGCTATCCTCGATTTGCGGGGACGGTTATTGCTCTACGACGCTACGGTGGTAACGCCATACGTTACCGAGTCGGTGCTTGCCATGCAGCGCGTGCTCAATCTTGCCTACACCATGCTGGCCAGGAACGTGATCATGGGTGGCTTTCTGGAGCGCGTGCTGCTCAATGCGCAACTACCAGGCCGATGGGTGACGAACCCTGATGGCGGCCGACGGTTCGTGCCCGAACCACTCCGCTTTGGTGCTGGCGCGGTGGTGGCGCTGCAAGGCGCGGAAATCCGCGACGATACCAACACCCTGACCGGCTATGCAAACCCGTCAATCCTGTACCGCGACCCAGTGCCGGTAGACACGTTTCGCGATACAATCGCACTAGCCTATCGTGGCATCCTCGAAGAAACTGGCCAGCTTCACGCCTTGCTGTCGGGCGACGCGGTTGCCAGTGGCGTTGCCCGGCAGCAGGCCACAGCCGATTTCCTCAGCCGGTGTACGATCTACGCACGAGCGCTTGAGAGGCTAATTATCTGGCTGCTAGAAACGGTGTGGTGGCTTGCATGTGCGCTTGACGGTCGGTCGGCGGTACCGTACCGCGATCTGCGAGTCGCTGCAACGGTAACGCCGACGGTCGGCGTTACCGATCAGGATATTGCCGCGCTGGTGCGCCTTGTTGATGCCGGCCTGATGAGTCGCGAGACGGCCCTGGCCAGACTTGGCATTGCTGACACCGATGCCGAACTGCAACGCATCGCCATGGAGCGCGATGCGCAGGCAACGCTGCCGGATCGCGTACTTGCCGCGTTTAACGCAGGACGTGTATGACCGATCCATCCCTGTCACGCCTGGATCGCATTGTTGCCCAGTTCCGACAGGCCATCATGGATCGCGATGACCAGGCGATCCGACGCCTGATGCTGGCGTATGCTGACGTGCATCGGGCAATGGTTGATGCACTCCGTCGGGCCCACGCCGATCAGGATGCATTTGCCAAGCTACGTCGCCGGCGCCTGCAATCGCTCATCACACAATTGCAGGCGATCTGGCAACCGTATGCAACGCTGGCAGCAGACATCATTACCGACCTGCAACAGCAAGGGTATCTGGCCGGGGCCCAGTATGCGCAGCAGACGCTTGATCTCATCGCTGCCGATGCTGCCGGCGTGCAGGTGCAGGCGCGGTTGGATACGCTCAACGAGCAGGCGATCATAAGTGCTGTGGGCGCGTTGCAGGAGGGCAGTCCGGTACGGGACATCTTGCGCACGCTTGGTAATGAGGTGGCTGAGCGCGTTGCGGCGTTGATCGTCGAATCGGTGACAACCGGAGCATCACCACGAGACACCGGACGGCGCATCCAACAGGTTGCCGGTATTGGCTTACATCGCGCTACGACCATTGCCCGTACCGAACACATGCGGGCAATGCGGGCCGGCACACTGGATCGGTATCAGGCAAGTGGGATCGTGCGTGCCTGGCAATGGCGGGCATCGCCATCTCGTCGGACGTGTATTGTCTGTCTGGCGATGGATGGCACCGAATACCCTCTCCAGACCCCATTCCCAACCCATCCCAATTGCCGGTGTACTATGATCCCGATTGTTCATCGCCCGCCACAGCGACAAACCGGCAACGATTGGTTGCGACAGCAAGACCGTGCGACACAGGATGCCATCTTAGGGCCGACGCTTGCACGGGCGTGGCGAGACGGCACGCTGGAGATCCGTGATGTGGTGGAGCTACGCACCGATCCGACGTGGGGGGCGATTGCACGGCAGAGGTCGATCCGGGAGATCGAACGACTACGCGACATGCGGTATGAACGCGCAGAACAGACGCGCAGGGCGTTGATCCGCGATGCATCGCAGATTCAGCAACGCATCTCTGAGATCAGCAATCGGATCAAAGTGCTTCTGGCCGAGGTGGACGACCTGGAGTCTCGACCCCAACGCACCGAGAGGCAAAAACGACGGCTGTATCGTTTGATGGAAGAGGTGGATGCGTTAATTTATGAGCGAGCAAGGTTGCAACAGCAAGTACGCGAATTGCCGTTGCGGGTGCTTCGTGCTGAGAGTGCGTCGCTCTCAGTGACTGCACCCAATGGCACGTCGCCGTCGGTAGAGCAAGGGATTGATCTCTTCCGCCGTCTTGCACCGCGCTTACCCGCATCGACCGTGGGGGTTGTTGTCGATGACACGTGCCAGCGTGAGTTTTACAGCATGTCACGCGATGAAGTCGTGCTGCATCCATCGTCGCCGCCGCGAACCGTGATCCACGAATTGGGCCACTGGTGGGAAACGCATGATCCGCGTATCCACGATGCATGTGTTGCGTTTTTGCTGCGCCGAACGCGGGGAGAACGACCAGTTGCATTACGCGATCTGTTTCCTCAGTCCAGGTATCGTGACGATGAGGTTGCCTTGCCGGACAAGTTCCTGCACCCGTATGTTGGCAAGGTGTATCCGGGCTATTACGCAACAGAAGTACTGTCGATGGGCCTTGAGATGATGGCCACCGATCCGCTGCGTCTTGCCGACGAAGACCCGGAGTGGTTTGTTCTGATTGCCAGTATCATTGATCCTTTGGAAGGAGAAAGCTGATGCAGGTGTGGGTGGATGACTACGAATTCGTGATCGATGAGACCAATCTATGTCTACCGGCGACGCGCCGTCCTGACGACCCGCTGCCGTATCGCATTGCGCATCGTATTACGACGTTACTTGATCGGCTACGCCCAAACTGGCTTGAGCTGTACGGGGCAACGGTGATGGTGCAGAAGGCACTGGTAGCTGAGTATGGAGATCGAGTGCGGTTTGCGCATGATCGGCGTGGCGTAACAGGTGATAGTGATGGTATCTATTGACAAGCGCATACCGGGTGTCTATACTACCGTCAGGAGAACGTATGAGCGATGAGATCGAGCAAGGATTACAACGCTTGATTGAGGAGCACGGCGGCGATGCGGCGGCTGCTGCTGCCGTGTTGTATCGCGACAACTACAAGTTGCGCGAGAAGCTGCGTGCGCTGCGACAACAGTACCCGGAAGGTACGGTACCGGTTGCAGCGGAGGACGCCGACCTCTTGGGGCGCTACCGGACGTTAGGAACGCCTGACGCGATTAGCGATCTCCAGCGTGAGTATCAAACGCTCCGCACGCAGTACGACCAGATGCAGCGCGCACTGCTCATCCGCAAGGCGGCAGAGCAGCACGGCTGGCGAGCATCGGTGCTGGAAAAAGTGCTTGGCAACGTCACCGTCAAGGATGGGGAGACGATTACCGTTGTTGATGGAGATCGCGCTGTGCCGATTGACGAGTATGTCACGACAAGGTTGGCCGAGTTTGTGCCCGTTTTGCGTGGCACATCATTTCCACAGCAGCAGATCGCGAAACCGACCGTTGATCCTATTGAGCAATTCATTATGACGATCAACGAGCGCAGACGTCAACGGCCTAACCCGCTCGCCAGGGAGTGAGCGATAACAGACACAACGAGATGATCGTGATCAGGGATCGCGATGACACCACGTCATCGCGATTATTGTTATGGAGGGATACATGATCGCACTCACGCGCGTGCGGCCATACGCTGATGAAACGAGTTTAGAGCGGGCTGGTGGCCATCAGATTGATTGGTCAACCGTGACGACGACTCGTGACGGAAAGAAATTTTTACCGGCTGGAACGGTGGTCAGCCGCAAAGGATCGGACAACCGGCTCACGCCAGCCGGACGCACCATGACGATTACCAATATCACGGTCACCGGTGGCACGCTGGCGACGTTGACTGTTGCCGATCACGGGCTGGTGGTTGGTGAACGTATTGTTGTTGCAGGGACATCACAGGCAGCGCTCAATCAGGAGCACGTTGTTGTAAGCGTGCTCAATGCGAACCAAATTACCATCGTCATCGTCAATGGTACCAATGGCTCGTTCGATGGTTCGTTTGTGTTGCGGCGTCCTGCAATTGGCTTGCTTGAAACGGATGCTTCCGAGGGTGAGGCAATTGCGACACATGGTGGCTATAGTGTGCTGGTCGGCGGTGTGGTATACGAGAATCTCCTGCCCGATCAGTACGCCGGTCAGATCAACGATCTCTGGAAACACGAACTGGCCAGGTCTGGATGTACGTTTAAGTTTGTGCCATATCGCGATAACCGAGGTGCCTGATGGAAATCTTTTTTACCGAAGCGCTCCGCCGGCTCCCGGATGATGCTGCATTTCGGATTATCAACGCGGCCCGTCCGGGCACCGATTATCTGTTAAATACTATCTTGCCGGAACGACCGATGCGGTCATACGAGGTTAGCAACGGCACCATTGAGGTGAAATCGGCCATGCCCGGTTTGGTTGGTCTCGATAGCCCGTACCCGCCAACCGGTGCAATGACGGCCGCTACCTTCCTGGAGCGTACTGCCAAGGTTGCCAACCAGGTCACGATGAGTGAGCACGCGCTGCGCGAACTGCAAAACATGGCGCTGTACATGCGGGCAATTGGCAATGACAGCATTGAGCAACTCGTGCAAGAAGTACTTAACTTCATTGATGCCGTCATTGTCCAGCCGCACCTGGATGTTGCCGAATGGCTGCGTGGCCAGGCACTGGCGACTGGAGAAATTAACTGGCAGTACGGCAACGTGTCGATGGTTGTCAATTACAACATTCCTGCCACGAACAAGCTCCCGGCACGCACTGGGAATAATGCGTATGGCGGCTCAACATCGAAATTCTGGGACGACATCCGCGCCCAGAACCGCTTGCTGCGCGGTGCAAGTCGCATCATTCGGATCATCCATCCCGATCTCCTGGACAATGTGATCTATAACGATGTGAATGCCCTCCAGGTTGCGTCGGTGACCAACGGGATCATGACCTTGCGCCGGTATCAGACCGTTGGTGGGGCCATCGTGCCAACGAGCGATGCCCGTGATGTCATTGAGGTGATCCCATATGGCATGGAAGGCGAAATTATCGACCCGGCCAATCCCACGCAAACGATCCGTGTACCGTTCTGGCCACGCACCAAAATGGTGGCCATCGGAACCGGTGTTGCACGCGGGTACATGGTCGGGAGCGGATCGCGGCCACAATCGGACGTTGAGCTAGGATACACGCATCTGGCACCGACCGTTGAAAGTGGTGGCGCTCCTGGGCGATGGTCACGAGTGTACACGCCGCCAGATCGTCCGTGGCAACTTGTTGGCCAGGGCGTGAGTAATGTCCTGCCGGTTATTCACGCCGATGCCGTGACCCGTATCGTCATCGCCACGTCCGACGTGTCATAACAAGCGTAAGAGGGTGCTATGGCGTTTAGCTTTGATCCGACGTTGTCGCGCGATCTGGATTGGATACGGGCCGATTTGGGCGACACCGATGCTGACACTGCGCTGTTTGCAGATGAGCAGATTGTCGCCGTCTTGACCGCTGAGGGAGATCGCACCATCGCCACGTATCGGCTGGCCGCCCAGGCCATTGCGCTGCTGACCCGTGAGCCAGTGCGGATGACGGCAGCAGGTGAGATGCACGACTACACTGACCGCTTGGCGGCGCTCCAGCCGCTCGCGACACGCTGGTATCAACATCGGGATCGCCTGGACGCGATGCAGCGTGAGCAGGCATCGCGTCCAAGTATGACAGTACGTGGTGAGGCGGTATGGTGATGGTACGATGGATGGCGCGACGACGCCAGGCCCTTGCATCACGGTTCACGGTACCCCTCGTGCTGGTGCGCGGATCACTATCGCTGCCAGCACAATACGTCGCCATTGAGCGGGTCGAGATGCACCCTGGTGAGCGCGTCACCGCGTCAAGTTTTGGTACGCCGGTGATGGTGGCCGTGTGGGGCTTGCCGACGCTTGATGTACGACACAACGACACGTTTGTGTACGATGGATATACGTTTCGCGTGGTGCGGGTGCGTCCACACCGCACGATTGCCACCATCGCGGATGCTGTTGCGATTGGATAACTATGCCCCTCCGAACCACTATCAATCTGGCGTCGTATCAACACGCAATGCTCCAGCAGGTTCGACGGCAGATGGCTGCCGATGCGTTTGAGCTGGAAGCACAGGCAAAAGTGAACGCGCCGTGGCAAGACGATACTGGCAACGCGCGCAATGGGCTAAAGGGATTCATGGAGTCATCGTTGGACACGGTACGGATTGTGTTGGCGCATAGCGCGTCGTATGGCATCTATCTGGAACTTGCACGAGGCGGGAAGTATGCCATTTTGTGGCCAACGATCCGCGACTATGCAGATCGGTGGAAACGACGATGAGTGTTGATCTGGTGGTGGCAACGATAGCGTTTATCCTGCACGACACCTTGCCGGTGTATGACGCACGGCAGGTCGGCGAAATCGGGCCGGTCACGACGCCGGCCGTGTGTCCGGTGGGGGCGCTCATCGTGCCGTGTGCACTCATCAAACCGACAACAGCGCGACTCATGTCAGGCTATCCGGCAGCGCAGTGTGAGATCGAGGTGTACTACTACGCACCTGACGACTCGTATGCTGTCATCGAGACCACAGCAACTGTTGCGCGTGCGGCGCTGCACGAGCGGGTCATCACCCCTGGCTGGCAAGTACAGCATCGTACCGACATCTACAACCAGCGTGACCCACTGCTCCACGCCCGCATGATCGTGTCACGCTATATCGCGTATATCAGACCGTAAGAAGGAGGCGATATGCCACTAGATGGAAATGTATTCGCGTTTGGCTTGCGCGAGATCAAAATCAAGCGCGGAGCAACGGTGGTCAGTTTACCGGCGGCCCAAACGCTGCGATTTACGGAGCGCGTCGTATCGGTCGAACTGAAAGGGAATGACCGGGTGGTTGTCGCCGGATCGCACGTGGAAGCGATTGAGTTTGAGTTTAGCAACGGTGGTATCCCGCTTGATGCGTATGCGCTGATGACTGGTCGCACCATGACCGATGCCGGCACAGCGCCGAACCAGACAACCACGATGACCATCCGTGCGGGTGACACGTTTCCCTATTTCACCCTGTATGGCAAATCGATGGGAGACGTGGGCGATGATGTGCACGTGAAGCTCTATAAATGCAAACTCACCGGAGGGATTGAGGGGACGTTCCAGAACGACCAGTTCTACATCTCGACCATGCGCGGCATTGCGGTGCAGGACGATACTGAGGGCAAGATTGCCGACATTGTGCGCAACGAAACGGCGACAGCGTTGCCGTCCTAATCGCCGTCACGCGAGCGTGCTCGCTGACGATACGTCCCCGTGCATATCGCTTGCCTCATGCACGGGGACGATACAACGTATGAGGTGGATATGGATGTCACGACATGGCGTCAGCAACGGACAGCAACCATTGATTTACCATCTGGGCTAACGGTTACGTTGCGCAAAGTGACGTTGCTTGATTTGGCAGCGCAAGGTGCCATCCCAACGCCGTTGTTATCGCTTGTTGCGTCAATGGTTGATGGAACATCATCGGATCGATTATCACTTGAACGATTTCCAGACTTTGCTGAGGCGGTGAATTGTGTCGTGCGTGCGGCACTCGTTGATCCAAAGATCGGGGACAGCGACGATACGGTGCGGATCGACGAGTTGCCGTTTGTGGATAAATTGGCCATCTTCAACTGGTGCCAGGCGGAGGTGCTGGCACTGACCTCGTTTTCTGGCCAGCCGTGACCAGATACTGACGCTTGACCTGCTAGCCCGTCGCTATGGCATGCGTCCATCGGATGTACTTGGTATTGACAATCCGTGGTCGGCCTACCAGGTTGATGTTGTCGTGATGTGGATGGCAACCCGCTCGATGCCACGACCGTCAAGCAGTCCATCGTCGTACCAGCCGTTAGCCGCTCGTGCCCGGCCGATGCGTGTGCCGGATGATGGGGTGTGGTAATGAGTGTCAATGTTGGCAGTGCATATGCCACGTTTGAATTGAATATCAAATCGTTTCTTGACGCGATCAAGACAGCCAACGCCCACCTTGACCGCGCCATGCAAACGATGGCGCACGCCGAGCGTACCGCTGCCCAAACCGGGCCGGGCATCGGCAAGGCGTTTGAAATTGTGGCGACTGCGTTGCGACGCACATCGGATGAGGCGCAGCAGGCTGGCCGGAGTGTACGAGGCGGAGCACAATCGTTTGGGGAGCTGGCGCAACAGGCAGGGCAAAGTGGCAAGTCAATCAATATCCTTGAGCGCTCGCTTGGTGGCCTCCAAGAGGCGTTTGGGGCGCTTGGGGTGTCGTTCGGGGTTGCCGCTATCACCCAGTTTGCCGTACAATCTATGCAGGCTGCGCAAGCCCTTGAAGATGTGCAAGCGACGGTGAAAGCCGTCGTTGGTGATGTCGCAACGTACAACGAGATTGTGGCGGCTGCGCGTGAGCAGCAGCGACGGTTTGGCACTAGTCTGGCCGACAGTATTGCGCAACTTGGCGGACTTGCGCAGGCGGCCCGATCCTCTGGCGTGTCGGTACAGGCGTTGGCAGATGTCGCCCAGCGGTTATTGCTACTTGATCCCAGCGCGCAATTTGAAGACGCTGCCATTGCCCTGCGCGAAGCGCTGTCTGGCGACATGACGTCGCTTGCCGAGCGGTTTGAACTGCCGCGATCTGCGCTGCGTTCCCTTGCCGATGAAGGCATGTCGGGCGCAGAAAAACTGGCATTGCTGGATCAATTACTTACGGAGATGGGCGCGACAACCGAAGCGTTGGATGCCCGCACCCAAATTGCAGCACAGTCATACCGCGAATTTGGCGCAGCCCTTGAAGGCTTTCAGCTTGCGGCCGGGTCGGCACTGTCGCGCGGGTTCGCGCCATTGATCGATGGGCTGACGTGGGTCGCCGAGCAGGCCACCGTTGGGTTGCGTGCGATCACCGACCGCTCGGCGATGGTTGATGAGCTGTTGGCGCAAAGCGAGGCCGTCCAGGCGCTTGCCCTTGCGCAAAAGGAATATGCACGGGCCAGTAGTGACGTGCAGGCAGTGTATCAACGTGAACTAGCAGCGTTGACAGCGTTGCAGGATCAGCAAAAGAAGCTCACCGAGCGAGTAATCGAGTATACGCTGGTGTATGGAAAAAACAGTCCGGCTGTCATTGCCGCCATGCAGGAGTTGCAGGCCATTCAGGAAGAGTTTGGTACCCGCTCGCTTGCCTTACGCGATCAGCTTATCAACGCAAACAAGGAGGCAGCGGAAGCGGCTATTGCGGCCGAACGGGCACGAGTCCAACAAGCCGTGGCCGAAGCGTTGGCGTATGGACAGGTCAACGAGGCATTGGAGATCCTCCGGCAGCAAACCCAACTGGCCGAAGAGGAGGTGAAACAGCTCGAAAAAGCGCTTGACAAGGCGTTGGCCGGTGGCGCAACGGCGATCCAGGAACTGGCCGCAAACGATGCGGCATTTGCGCAAGACCGACTCGCCAGTGCAGCAGCCTATCGCGAACAACTGCGTGAACTGGAACAGCAATTTCAGGAAGAACAGACTAGGCTCCAGCAAGCAATGGCGGAAGCTGACACAGAACGCGAGCGTGAGCGCATGCAGGAGCGACTGGCGTTACTTGCGGAACGATACGAGAAAGAGCGCGAGGCAACCGAAGCGGCGTATCAGGAACGCGAGCGCCGGGCGGCAGAACAGTATGCGCGGGAGCAGGCGGCCCAACTTGCCCATCTTGGCCAGATGCTGATTGATTACGTCCGCGCACAGGCAGCGCTGGCCGGGATCAGCGACGACCAGGTTGCAGCCATGACCAAGCGGATTGCCGAAGAATTCGGCATCCAGCAGACAGTGGTTGGACGGTCGTATGACGCTATGATCGCCACGCTGGACAAGTGGGTTGCGTCTGGTGGTGAGGATATTGACACGTATGTTGGCCATCTCCGCACACTCACTGCCGAGGCGTCGCAAGCACAGACGCAGGTTTCGCAGACGATTGCCGCAATGACGGAGGCGGCACGACAAGACTTTGAGCGTGGTGCCATCTCCATCGACGAGTACATTGCTCGATTGACCTCCATCCCTGCTGAGGCTGAACGAGTGGTAGCCCAGACCCGAACGGCGCTCGCGTCGTTGGCGCAAACGGTTGAAACCGCCCGCCAGGTGCAAGACCAGCGCGCCGGCGAGCGTACCCTCACGGTGCCGACACGACGTGAGGTAACGCCGGTGGCCGGGCCTCGCGCACGTGGCGGCTACGTTGCGCCACGTGGTCTTTACACTGTCGGCGAGTATGGGCGACCGGAATTGCTGACGGTGGGGAACCAGGCGTATCTGGTGATGGGCGATCAGGCCGGAATGGTAACGCCATTGACGATACCGGCTATTAGCGCTATGGCAACCCCTCCGCCACGGATCGATGATGTATCCGGCAACCGATCACCGGTCACTGTGACGATCAACGTTGCGGTTGATACACCGCACGTTGATAGTGTGATGCGACTTAACGAGCTAACGACGAAGATTACGCAATCGATCAAGCGCGAGATGAGTATGACGATTGAGCGGCTATTGGTAGGAGGTGTGTAGTGGCATCCAGTCCACAATTTGCGGCAACTGCCAGGACATCGGCAGCACAATTCGTGGCTGCCGACGGCACGAATCCCAAAACCGTTTGTCTTGCCGGCAGCAATGGCACAGTGATCGAGGCGCTGTTTGTCGTGTCAAACGACACGACTGCGCGAACGGTGACGTGCTACCTCCACGACGGTAGCATGACGTACATATTGGATAGTGTGAGCGTTCCCGCTGGAACAACCGCAATACCGGTCGTCCACGTGCCAATCTTGTCGCCAGGTCGTTGGCCATGGATCGATCCCAATCTCCCCAAAATGGTGTTGGCCGGAGGGTGGTCGATCCGAGCAGCGATGGGGTCGGCAGTATCGAGCGGTCGCGAAGTCACGGTCATTGCACTGCACGGAGATTTCTGATGTACGGCTTTCCAAGACGGGTTCCTGAAGTCTGGAGAGCGTATCGTCGCCCTCCCTTGTTTGACGCGACGCGATGGACAGGATGCGTACTCTGGTACCCTGCCTATCGCCAGCTTGGGAATACTAACGCCCAAAACTTGCTTACGTCTTTAACTGACTATTCTGGAAACAATCGGACCGGCACGGTTAGCGGATTTGGTTTAACGCTGGTAACACATACAACATTGTCGTATGTGTATCTGATGGGGGGAACGGCATCTGTATCGATACCGTGGGGCATCTTGGGTGGGAATGCGGCGCGCACGTTCCTGTTTGTGTTCAATCACACTGCCAACACAACCACAAAAAATGTGTTCTTTGAATACGGGACAGGCACAAACACAACGTTTCAACTTGGATTTGGAAACACTGGAACAAGCTATGTGTATTATCCCAATGGAAGTACAACAGTAGGAGCCATCACATTAACGTCTGCCCCAACCAATCCACATGTGTTTTGTTTCCGCTACGACACTTCTGTGCTGTCGGCATTTATCAACGGAATTGTTGTCTACAGTGCAACGCAAAGCATAAACACGACAACATCACCAACAGCACAGTTGTCGTTTACTAGTGCGTCAGCAGTATTTACAGCGCCTGGGATGAACGAGTGTGCAATCTACAATACTGCGCTCACTGACGATGAGATCAGACTCGCAAGTGAGCAATTGTTGATGCAATACGGGTTGTTGGGGTGACAGAATGGTGATTGCAGGCATCCCAATCACATGGTTGCGTCAAAACGATAGTGTGCCGACCTGGAACCGAGAAGCGCGATTGTCGGTACGCCACCTTATCGGCACGAATCAAAGCGCGATCACCTATCTTGGTCAGGGGCCGCGCACCATCACCGGTGAGACAGCACTGACCGCAACGGACGCCCAAACGCTCCAGGCGTTGAACGGGCACGTGGTGACGGTCGTTGACGGCAGCAGCTCCGTGCAGGCTGTGCTCCAGATCGCACTCCGTGAGCTGGTGGGTGGCAATGGCTACATTGCGTCGATTACCTTGATGCAGGTGTGACATGTATCGGGCTGTCAGTGCGTCGGTGCTGATTAACGGTACTCCGTACACCGTCGTGGACGAGCTCCCGTCCCGGTCGGTTGGGTTTGACCAGGATCGCTCGGTGTGTACCGTGCGGGTGCGCGAGTATCCCGATTGCGTGCCGGGCGATCCGGCCCAGGTGCTGATCACCATCAATGGGGAAACAACCACGTACATGACCGGCGTGGTCGCGGCCATCCCACTTAGTGATGAGCCGGCCTATGATGTACATATCACGGACACCCTCTATCGCTTGCAGCAACGCACCACAGCGCCGATGACCTGGCGCAACACAGCGTGGACAACGGCCCTGCGAGGCATGCTGCACGCTGCCGGGTACACCGATAGCGACATTGCATCGCTGGATGACCCCGGGAGCGTGTATGTGCTTGGGCCGGTGTATCCCATCACCATCCCAACGGATACGCTGATTGCCGATGTGATCAACGACTTGCTGCAATTTGCCGGCGCGTCGTTGTGGGGCAATGCTGACGGTCGCCTGATCATTCGCACCGATCCGGTCTATCCGCGCATACCAACTGTAACGTATGCGTATGGGGCGACGGGAAGCGAACGCGGCATCTATGCCTCACGACGCACCATTACCAGCAACGAAGAGCGCATTGCCCGTATCACCGTGCGCGGGCCTCGCCGGCCGGATCGATCTATCCCCGATGCAACGGTGCGGCTTGATGCACCCGGGCGCACCGTCGTGATGGACATACCCTACTGTCAAACCGATGTATGCGCCCAGGCGATTGCTCAACGCGAGATCATTCGGCAAAACCGGGCGTCGGTGGTCGTTGAATTCGAAGCACCGCTCGATCCAACCATCCAGGTGTACGACACGATTGCCTACCGGAATCCGGTGATCGGCTTTGCGGCGGCAACACCAGGAATCGTGCTTGGCGTGCGCAATCAAGGCGACACCATGACGATACGGGCTGCGATTGGGATCATTAACCCGTCCGGCTCCGTATCGCTAATACCACCACCCACCGCATCGTTTACGTACACCGTCGAACGGCAACCGATCCAGCTTGCCGGCGTGCTGGCAACGCACAGCGTTGTGACATGCACGCCAACGGCGAGCGATCCGTCGGGTATGGGCATCGTGCGCATGGAGTGGGAGGCAACGCTGCCTGATGGTACTGTATCGCCGCGCACGGTACGGTGGTCGGCAGAGGATGACGGCGATCCGCCGACACGCCCGGTGTTTGTCTTTTCCACGCTCACCGGCGCAACGATTACGCTGGCAGTCGAAAGTGCAAGCGGTGAAGGAGCGTCGGTAACCCTGCCGATTGACCCACCGCCGGACACGATCTTTACCCGACGTGTCAGCGCTGCGACCCCCGCTGGATGGCGCGTGCTGCGGGCAGATGGCTGGCGCTCGTATGGAGCGAACTGTACCGCCGTGCCCAACATTAACGACGTTGGGCCGTTTTTGGCAGGATTTCAATCAGGCGCAATCTATCGGACGGAGGACGAGCTGGAAACCCCGCCTGAGCTGCTTGCGACGGTTGATGGGACAATCAACAGCATCTACATCGACGAGGTGGACGGCACCACCATCACCATTGCCCACGGCTCGCGGGTGAGCGTCAGTCGGGATGGGGGACAGTCATGGTCACTCCGGCACGTGTTTGATGACCCGGTGCGTTACGCGGCGCATGAGGCGGGAAACGTGTCGTACATCCGCGCCTGTAGTGGTCGTGTCATGTGGTTATCGTCCGACGGTGGGAGTACGTGGACACAGCGGTTGGTCGGGGAAGAAGGTACCGAAGCCATGCAGGTCGCCCGTGCCGTCTGGGGAACGGCCTGCGTGTTTCGGAACGGCAGCAATCTCGCATCGGCCATCTTGTTTGAAACCGACGGCGAAACGGTGGACTGGAGTGCAATTCCAGACCCCGATCTGCCGGTCAACGGGTTAACAGCAATTGCGCCCTTGCTCAATGAAGAAGGCTGGGTGGTTGGGAGTGGTGGGGTGCGCGATCTGACTCGTGATGGTCTGGTCAATGTCATTTATGCCGCCGCCACCGGCGCAGGCAAGGTCTACAAACTGGTGCGAGGCGAGAGTTCGACTTGGCGAGCTGTGGCCGTGGTAGATATTCCGAATGGCGGCACTTGGAAGGTTGTCAATTGGACAACGGCTAGGGAGATCGATACGCCAGACACGAGTTACCGCGTCGGCTATGGGGCAACAACCGATCCGCCACTGCCGCCGGAGCTGATTTTTGTGCCAAAGCGGGGTACCACGCTCTATCACTATATTCCCGGCCAGGGGTGGCAACCAAAGCCACTGCCATCGACACCGATTGGCCCAGCCCCTATCGATGACCGTGGGTGGTGGCAAGAGATCGTGATCAACCCGGACAATCCGACGCAGTGGGTCGTGTATGACCGGGATCGCTATTACTGGTCAGGAAATAATGGCGTGACATGGGTTCAACTTGAAATACCGGTGTCGGCAAAGCAGGCGGAAGGTGTCAATTTGGGATTCGTCTTTCGATCTGGTGGGCATTGGGTTGCTACCAAACATTTTTATTCGACGTACACGACCGGCGAACCTATGGGATACATTGCTCGTGGAACAGGTGTGCGGGTGATTGAGTACAAGGCAATGGGGAATATATACGGACAACCATCGCCGCCGGTGTTCAAACAACCAGCATTTGTGAGTTATCAACAGGTGTTGTGCGGTGCGAATAATGAAGTCCTGATACGCGGTGGCTATGAAAAACTGGCAGGACGATTTGGCGTCGATTTCTGGATACCGGTGCCCGACTATCTGTTTCTTGTGCCCAACAACCATGTTGATCATGAGAATATGTTTAACGGATGGTATTGGTCATTTGCCGACACCCGCACCGACACATCGCGAGGGTTATTTGTCACACACGATATGCAAGTCAGCTATACCCCCGATTACCGGAGCGTGTTGCCATCGCCCATCGCCGCAGCCGGGAATAGTGTGGTCATGACCGCGCACGGGCTGTACGCAGGATCACGTGACGATGGCATTGTCCGTATTGACTACTGGGAGAGCAATCCCATCCTCACCCCGGTGATCGCGATGGGGCGACCGGTGGGCAAGATGGTGCGAGGGCGTCGGCGACGGGCCGTCGCTGCAATCGCCCCCGCTGTTGATGGTCAGCCATGGCGCACGCAGATCGCGTTTTACAACGGGCAGCAATGGGGCATGATTGACGCCCCAGAGGATGATCCCAACGGGATCGTCGCGATTGTGGAGCACTAGTATGGGTGTGGATCGGTTTGAACTTGCGATGCGCGATCTGGTTGAGGCGTTGCACCGACGAACGAATGAGCGCCTAGCTCCGTTCGCCTCGATGGTTCAGGACGCGGCAACCGGTGTGGCTCAGGGATTGGCCGATCACGCCGCGTTGCGCTCGATGACACATGGGGTGCCTGCGGGCTACGTCATTGCTCGCACATCCGATCCATCGGGCTTTGTCAGGTGGGGGGAAATTATTGGCAAGCCCGATTGGCTGACCGGCACATTTGATCCGGGCGTGCTGACGTTTGACGCAAGTCAGATCACCAGCGGCACCATCGCGCTGGATCGGTTACCGCCAGTCGTGGTGCTGACGAACGATCCGCGCCTGAACGTCGCCACGATCACCCTACCGGTTGGTGAGCCGCTCTCAGCCGGCGATATGGTGACGGTGGTTGAAGATACCGGCGGTACCGCAGTCGTGATGCGAGCGAGCGCGACAAGTCCGACAACTGTGGCTATTGGCTATGTCGTTGAGTCGTATGGTATTAACCAGCAGGCGCAAGTCTATCCGGTTGGGATTAACCCGTATGCCAGTCCGGTGACAATGACCGGCATCCAAATAGGAACTCACGTCTTTCTTGCCACAACGCCAGGTCGTATTACCACGACGCCACCTGGTGGCAGTGGGACGGTCATCCAACCCGTTGGTCGTGTCGTGGGTGTCCCAACCGGCAGTGTGGTGCCGGTGTTAATCAGGTATGAGTATCGGATTATCAATCAATAAGGAGGGAGGAAACCGTGTCGTCCAGCACGTATCTTGACATTAATGTTTCGACCGGCGAAATCGTCCGGCGAACCGGCATTGCATCGTCCACCGGCAGTGGTGATGCAAACAAGATCATCATGACCGGAGCCGATGGCAAACTCGATGCATCGTTGCTCCCAAGTATCACCGAATCGGCTGAGACCATCGTGGCCAGCGAAGCGCTGGCAGCCGGAGATTTTGTAAACATTCATGAAGTGTCGGGAAACAGGCGTGTGCGCAAAGCGATTGCAACCGACAACACCAAACCAGCGCATGGCTTCGTCACTAGCGCCGTGACTGCGGGCGCCGATGCAACGGTATACTTGCGCGGCATCAATACCGCAGTACCGACGACCGGCTTTGTTGCCTCCGATCTTGGTCGGCCCGTGTTTCTGAGTGCCAGTACCGCCGGCGGTGTAACGAAAACCGCACCGTCGTCTGCCGGCAATATTGTGCAGCGATTGGGGTTTGTCGTGGAGGTTGGTACCAGTGCGGTACGGGTACTGCTCGACATGAGCTACATCGTAAGACTGTGAGGGTGACATGCCGCGCAAAGTATTAGAGATCACGGCAGCGGGCGAGATCGCCCGCACGCCGGATATGGTCGAATCGTCCGAAGTGGCAACAGTACCCACAACCAATGCCATCCCACGCGCCAACGCCAATGGGCAGATCGACGCTGGTTGGATACCCGACAGCGTGCGCACGGTGAACCTGCAAGAGCAGGATGGGGCGCCGGTGCTGACCAATATCGCGACCATCATTGTCGGGAACGGCGATCTCACATACGTCGGTGCTGGTATCGCGCGCATCAAGACCGCATCCGACAGTAGCGCCAATCTCACGGTCAGGGAAATTGACGGCTCGCCATCGGTAACACCGGTGTCGGTTATTGAAGTTCCCAACGGCTCGTTAACTGACCTTGGCGACGGCACAGTACGATTGACGGTCAGCGGTGGCGGCGGTGGTTCACTGACCATTACCGATGCCAGCGGCACTCCAACCGTCACCGGCATCGCCACGATCAAGGTTGGCGATGGTGATGTTGTCGAAGAGGAGACAGGGACGGTACGGATATACACGAGAGCAGACGCGGTTGGCGCAGGGGTTGGTGCAGTGCTCTACTTATGGCGCAACTTTGTGTAAGTACCTTCGTAGCCCACCGGCCATCCTGACGCGGTTATGGGCCGGTTCTGGGGGGGGCCTGGTGCTACTTTGCACAATTCCATTTTGACAACGCAAAACGCCCCGACACACGTCGGGGCGTTTTCTATATGGCGACGGTCTATAGACCGTTGGCGTGTTCGGATGGCATCTTGACCGGCTGTCCGTTCCGTACTGCGTATAGACCGTCTTTCCCTCGCCTAACCACGGTTCCGTCCGGCAACACATCCTGAATCGAGTCCGTAACCTGCACGTCCTTGCAGGCTTGGTGCAATGCCTCGCGAGCCAGGGCATACAGCGGATTACGGCCGCCAGGTGATATACCTAACCCATACCGTATGCCATCTGTCATCCCCAGTTTGGGGGTGCCGTCAGATCGTTTGGCATGCACGATCACACGGGCCAAGACGGTCATGACGGCGGCGATAACTGCCGGATCGTCGCCGGTTTGCTGCGCCAGCGCTTTGATCGGGTCAGTCGGGTCAGATGGCGCTGCACAATGCACAACAGGGGTGTTGTGCTGGTTTTGTGGCGTGGCAAAGCCATTTGTGCGCATTTCCGGCGGCTGTTGTGCAGGCACAACAGGTGGTTGATCGGGGGTGTCATCTGCCTCATCAGTTGACGTAATCATGATGTACCGGCGAGCCACGAACCCCAACACGCGAATGATGACATACGCCAACAAACACAAGACAATGGCCATGTAAATCCATTGCAACGGATGAGTCATAGACACCCCTTTCATGTCGTCAATCATGACTCACGACGATCCGTTCGGGCACAATGTCGGCAATCACGAATGTCAGATATACCACGCCGTATACCACCCATCGTATTATATCGGATGGGCCGGTGATGTGTTCAACGAATCGGGCCAACGGTTGGGCGATCACATCGAAATAGCCCAACATACTGGCGATACTGCTGGCACCGAGTGAAATGATGTACAGCGGAGACCACCACTTGTAGCACGATACATACTGCATCAAGGTACAGATAATTTGGAACCCGATTGCAATCGTGATGGTCAACAACCAATCATCGCTGACTGTATCAACGGCATAGACGTTGCCCATCAACGAAAACACCCACAACAGCGCCGCAATGATCCATAACAGGATCGGTTCGGCCTCGTTGAGCTTCTTGGCTGACACGAGCTGTGACTTCATGGATGCACCCCATTCGTTGACGCTTTGCGCACCCGATACCGCAACGTACTCTCTGGCACCAGCAAAAGTTGTGCCGTCTCTCGCTTGGTTGCGCCGAGTTCAAGGAGTTTCTGCGCAATTCCCATGACATCAATGCGCTGCGACGATTTCGCCAGCGCAAGTTCATGCTCGACCTGCGCAAGGTGATCGCGAACGTGCGCATGTGTTTGTTCGAGCATGTCGCGTTCTTGCGCAAGACGCTGACAGCGGTCGCGCAACGTATCGCGCTCGTGGGTGAGTTGCGCAACGAGATTGCGCAGCTCTTCTTGCTCACGAGATTGGTCGTGATCAATGGTCAATTCGCCACGGATCAAACTTGACACCGCAATCGTTAACGGCACAAACACCGCAAATGAACCGACAATGAGGATATTCATCCATTCCGGCAAGGTTGCGGGCCGATAGGCCCATAAGTATGCGCCGTTGAGAAACATGGAGATCATCAGCGCAAATGCAAACAGTACCTTGCTCCACCTGCTCCGTTGCAACCGATAGCGACGCGCATAGTCCAGATATTCGGCAACGGCCCATGTAACCACATCCACCAGCGCCGTCATAGCCAGGGCAGCAGCAATATCGTACCAGTTCGTGTGACTGTAGAGCGTCAATGCTGATGCCATATGGACAAACGACACAACAATGGCGGCGATAGATAACGTGCCAAACCGTCGTCGCTGCCGACGGATCAGATCGTGGTCAGTCATCGTTCTCTTCCTCCTATCCTTCAGGCCCTTGCTTGCCAGACGCACGACGCCATTCAAACCACTCAACCGACCGAACCGGCGGCTCCGTCCACTGCTCGCACCAACCGTCTGGGTCAGGACGACGCCGTATTACCGGACAGTACGGTTGGCTCTTGGCGTCGAGTGTCCAAACGGCGCAATACGCGCATACGTTCGCGTGCTGACGACGATTCGTCATCGTAGTACCTCCCGCGCATACGATAACCCTGTCTCGATCCAAGACTGCACATCAAGCTGCGATTGCAACATCGTGTTTGCGTCGTCCACATACGGACGCCATCGCACTGCTCGCCCAAGACGCGACAGCCAATAGTGCGCTGCCTGCTCGCCTGCCGGATCGTAATCAGTTGCTACCAAGACCACCGGCGCGAGATTCAGGCGAGCGATCCATGTGGCCACCCGTGCATGCGTTGCTGCCCCCAGTGCACACGCAATGACGTTGGCCGGCGCACATTGTTGAATTGTCAATGCATTGATCACGCCCTCCACCAACACCACTGCCCGATGTGGCGTGATCGCGTCGGCATTCCATAGGGCATTGGCCGATCCCGGTACGATGTATTTGCCGTGTGCGTGGCGGATTTCGATCTTGACAATGTGTTTCTGGTATGTGTAAGGCATCACAATCCCGGCAGGGAGGATAACCGGGGTGTCACGGCCCCACCGGTGGCCAGGACACGTGATTCGCTGCGGGTTCCATCCAATGCCGGCGTTGAACACGGTCAGCGCGTTGATGCCGCGCTTGGCCAGTACATTCAAGCCGATCTCGTCCGGGGCATCCCATAGCTGATCTTGCGCATAGGCAACAAATCGTTCCGCAGTGGTCATCCAGTGCTCAGTGGGCAGCACCAGTGCGTTATCGCGCGCTGCGAGCGATGCGTGATGCACACGTTGCACCCGCCAGCGCATGGTATCCACCGGTTGCGCACGGACAAACGCCGACCGCATCGTGGATCGTATCTCGCGATCTGACAGACCAGTAGCTGCTGCGGCGTGATAGAGCTGATCGTCCAAGCCGGTGCATAACCCGGCCTTGACGAACCCATATAGGCGTACTGCCGTTCGATATAGTTGATTATTGCGATTGGCGCGCGTGTGCGCAAGAATGCGCAACTCGTCGGCAATCACTGCGTCAACATACGCCTTTGTCTGCATCGTACACCTTCCTCTGTCACCACGACATTGACGGTCATACGCGGATTTCAACCCACTGGGCGCAGGGCACGAATCAGTTGCGCCATGACCAACAATGCCTGACCAGGTGTTGCTAACAACAAATGTTGCCGTTCCCACGTGACAAGCCAGAATCCTGATGACGTGCGACGTGCAGCGACATCGAGGAGATCGAATTCCTGGATCGATGCCCATTGGCCAATGATGTCGTCACCTAACACGTCAAGCCGTTCCGGTTCATTCCTAAGCTGACCGAAAGCGTCATACGCAATCCATCCGGTGTCGCGTGGTTCAAAGGCAAGTTCGTGGACAAGACCGTGCATACCGATAATCCTCGCAATGAATCGCTCCATACAGTCTCCTTCGTGCGACATATCTCCCTGGCCGGCCAGGGGAACAAGTGAAGAACTGAAGAAGTGAAGAACTGAAGACAGAGCGCATATCTGTCTTCAGTTATGGGAGTTGCACCAGGCCCTATCACAGAACCGGCCCATAACCGCGTCAGGATGGGTGGAGCACCGCGA